AACTTTTCCAAGGTAATTTTAGACCAATCCCTCAAGCTTTAAACCAACGAAAACTTCGTAAAGCTCAACGACAAGGGAGGATTAAGTGAACCTCAACGACGAACAAGCCGCCGCCTGCCAGGCAATGATCGACTTTCTCAGCCCGCGGAATGAGTCTCGTTTCTTCGTCCTCTCTGGCCCCGCCGGAACGGGCAAGACATACACCATCCGCGCCCTGATGAATCAGATCAAGAGCAAGCTCATCTTCACGGCGCCCACAAACAAAGCAACGAAAGTCCTCCGCGACACCTTCATTGAGCACAAGCTTGAAGGCGGATACACACCAACATGCCGGACGATTTACAGCCTTCTCGCATTGCGTATGGAACCGAATGGAGAAGTCAAGCAACTCGCCTATCCGGAAGATCCGGTTGACTTGTCTCAATTTGCGGCGATTGTTCTGGATGAAGGGAGTATGGTTAACTCAAAGCTTTGGAAGTATATTCAAGAGCTCTCCAAAGAACAGAATGTGAAGTTTATTATTCTCGGGGACATGTACCAACTTCCGCCCGTGGGCGAACCGAACTCCCCGGTTTGGCTGCTTCCGAACATCATGCACCTGAAGACGGTAATGCGGCATGACAACCAAATCCTCACACTCGCGACAAGTCTTCGTGAGGTAATGAATCATCCCATCCCCAGTCTCACAATCTCATCTGACTGGAAGAACGGCGAAGGTGTGATGAAGGTTGATAACGCAAACTTTATTCATCGAATCAAACGGGCGACGGAAGAGGGATTGTTTTCCGGGGCGACAAACTGTAAGGCAATCGCATGGCGGAATGTGAGTGTGGAGAGCTTGAATCGAATCATCCGCCAGACCCTCTTTCCTGGCACCGTGGGCGACTTCTTCCCCGACGACCGGATCATCCTCCTCGAACCCGCGAAGTCCTTCACCGATGAGAAAATCATCGCGACAACGGATGAAGAAGGAACCATCGAGCGAACGGATATTGACTGGCATCCTGATTACCCGGAAGTGAAGTGCTATCGCTGCGTGGTGCAGATGGACGGCGGGCATCCGCTCACGCTTTGGAAGCTCCATCCCGATGCAAAGAAAGCTTATGACATTAAGCTTGCAGAGCTCGCCGCCCGCGCAAAAGCAAACGGACGATACTGGAAAGACTACTGGGGATTCAAAGATTCCTTTCATAACTTCCGCTACGGCTATGCAATCACTGCCCACCGAGCGCAAGGAAGCACCTACACACAAACCTTCGTCAATATGACTGACATTATGATGAACCGAGACAGGCTGGAAGCATTCCGGTGCTTGTATGTGGCGGTCACGCGGGCGAAGAAAAGAATTATAATTACATAAGGAGGAAAAGTAATGCAATTCAATTCAAAGTACGACATCGGACAAACTGTATACATGATTGGAGCCTTTAACTACCCAAATCGGACAGTCATGGTTGGAGGTCCGGCAACCATTGGACAGATTCAGATAAAACATACTGAATCACCGGGAAGGCCGGGGGAGGAACTCTTCGATAATTACAAACCTCAAAAAAGTTATGAAGAAAAGTATATGTTGGTTGAAACCGGAATAGGTACAGGAACGGTTTGGGATGTGGATAACTTATTCCTTTCCCATGCCGAGGCTAAGGAAGTTGCAGACCATTTAAACTCTTCAAGGTGAAAAGAATGAGCACGAATAACCAAGTTGACCTCCAGGTCCTCCGCCAGAAAGCAATCTCCGGCGACCTCACCGATGAAGAACTCCGTGAGGCGATTCGGATGCTGCGGGATAATCGCTTGTCGGCGGCGAAGACCTCACACAAAGCGAATTTGAAGAAAGCGAAAGTTAATTCGGATAGTTTACTTGATGAATTGGAGGGATTATGAGAGCGGATGAATTATATATTCTTCAAACCACATTCTTTAAACGCCTTGACGCGAAGACTGGTTGGGGGAAAGAGAAAGTGAAGGAAGAGTTTCGGCAAGTGGTGATGGAGACTATGATGATGGAGGAAGGAACAAATACCTTAATTCCTCTCATCAAAGAAATGGAAAAACTCGAACAAGGCCTCATTGATCTCAAACAAAAACTTGCAAGCTATCAGGAGGGCTGATGAACCAAACAATCTTCCCCCACACAATCGACTCAACTATACTTTCTGCCTTTCGTTCTTGTGCCAGAAAGTGTTATCTTCAATATTTTTGTCATTGGAAACCCAAAGGAGAAAGCGTCCACCTAATTGCCGGCGGAGCCTTTGCATCCGGAGTCGAAACAGTCCGTAAAGCCTTCTTCATCGAAAATCTTTCCGCCGAGGACGCAATCATGGAAGGCATCCGTGCCCTGCTCATTCACTACGGAGACTTTCAATTCCCGGAAGGTAGTGCTAAGTCCCCCGAACGAATGGCCGGGGCGCTGGAATATTATTTCAATCAATACCCACTCGGAAAGGATGGTACCAAACCCATAATCTTTTCCGATAAGCTCCACGGAATCGAACTTTCCTTCGCGCGGCCACTAGACTTCACACATCCAGTGAGCGGCGATCCAATCTTATACACCGGAAGATCTGATATGGTGGCAGAGTTCGCTGGTGGAAAGTATGTCTTCGATGAAAAGACCACATCTCAACTCGGACAAAGCTGGACAAAGCAATGGGAGCTTCGATCTCAGTTCACAGGCTATTGTTGGGGGAGTCAAGACTACGGAATCTCAGTCGATGGTGTCATCGTCCGCGGAGTCAGCATCCTCAAAACAAAATACGACACGCTTCAAGTCATGACCTATCGCCCGGAGTGGGAGATTGAACGCTGGAAAGGGCAAGTGGAAAGGGACTTGGCGAACATGCAAAGATGTTGGGAGGAGGATTACTGGGATTATAATCTTGATCATGCTTGCGCGGAGTATGGCGGATGTTCGTTCACGCAGATTTGCAAGTCGAACGATCCTGATACATGGTTGCCTATGTATTTCGAAAAGCGAGTTTGGGATCCGCTCCAGCGCAAGCAGCTCACGGTCGAAGAATATGAATCGCAATGGGAGGTGAAGTAATGAGTATGCTTATCTATCCGCCTGTGATACTTTTTCCTCTTGCTCTCTTATGGTTTGGAAGCTTTCTCATTGAACTTTTTTATGAACAGAACAAGTGTACAGCATTTTTGTGTCTGATTGCGTCGACTTTAAGCTTTTGGTCGGCGTTGAGTTTCGTAATCCGCGCGAATTAAAAATTCTTAATAGGAGTAAATAATCATGTACCTAAGCATCGGAACAATCATCCTTTGTGTCATCCTCCTCGCTTGGTGGTTCGGCGGCGGAGATGGAGGTTGCTAATGTACACGCAATCCTTTTTCATTGAAGGTCGGTTTATGGGCAATCACGCCCGGCAGCCGACAATCCGGGCCGGGGAGCTTATCCCTCCATTCAGCCTTGTCTTCTTCTGCGGAAAGTGTGGGGATACATTCGCAAAGCTCCCCGTCCGGAACTCCGAGGGCAAGACAATGCCCTTTCAATCCATCCGCGCTTTGTGCAAACGCTGCCCATCCCCCTACATCTCCTTCTGTCCGGGGAGCGTGTGGCTGGAGCATGAAAAAGAACTTATAAATTGTTTTCCGCGGGAGTTGCTTCAACTAGAACTCCTTCACCACCTTAACCAAATGGAGCGAATAAATGCAGGTAATTAAATCCGCCCTCCCCGGCATTAACGTGTTGTTAATGGGCCCAGCCGGAACGGGGAAAACCCATTCAATCGGAACCCTTGTCGATTCCGGCATCCAGGTTCACTACATGGCCTTCGAAGCCGGGAGTGAAAGTCTCTTGGGTTACTGGACCGACCGCGGCAAGCCCGTACCAGACAACCTCCACATCTTCACTGTCCGCCCTGCAACCGCCGGATGGACAGAAATGGCCAAACAAGTCCAACTCGTAAACACGCTTTCTTACGAAAGCTTAAAGAAATCCAGCGACCCAAACCGGAGCAAGTACGACCAATTCGAAAAGTTCTTACTCTCATTTAACGCTGTCGGTGAAGATAACTCTGAAGCCAAGTTTGGCTGCGTCGATTCTTGGGGAACAGATCGTGCCTTGGTTATCGACGGTCTTACAGGACTTGGCGAAGCTGTCATGCGTGCAGTCATCGGAGGTAAGGCTGATCGGGATCAAAAGGACTGGGGCTTGGCGCAGAACCTTTTGGAAGCTGTCTTGAGGCGATTGACTTCCGACTGTCGATGTCACTTCATCCTTCTCGCCCACGTGGAACGAGAGGTGGATGTCATCGCCGGAGGAGTGAAGATCATGCCATCCACACTCGGAAAGGCCTTGCCTCCAAAGCTCGCCCCAATGTTCAGCGACGTCATCCTCGCCTCTCGAAACGGGACGACCTGGACTTGGGACACGGCCTCCGCCCTCGCGGATGTCAAGACCCGAAACCTACCCATTTCGGCAAACAATCCGCCGGATTTCTCAACCATCCTCACAAAGTGGAAGGCACGGGGAGGGGTGCTTTCGTAAAAAACTTCCAACAATTATTCTTGCAAGTCTCGTGTTCCTAGGATAGCATTAAAAAATCGTCCAATACAACCGTGGCGGCGGTGAAGGACGAATAAACTTCCCGCCATCCCTCAATTCTCGCTTAGGCGAAAGGAGCCTCACTATGTTTGACGCACAGCAATTCCTCGACATGCAAATCAGTGAATCGAACGACACCACCCTCATCCCCGTGCCGGAAGGCGAATACATGGCCACAATTGAGAAAGTGGAATGTCGCCCATGGACAAAGAAAAGCGATCCTAGCGTAGGCGGAATCGCACTTGACCTCGTTTGGAACATTGAAGATCAGAACGTCCTGCAAACCCTCGGGCGGGAGAAAGTGACCTGTAAACAAGGCATTATGCTCGACACAACCCCCACCGGCGGCTTGGATTTTGGAAAGGGTCGGAATATTGGTCTTGGACGCCTGCGGGAGGCTGTGGACTTGAATACCCCTGGCCAACCTTTCTCCTTCAACATGCTTCCCGGTCGGATGGCGAAGGTTTCCGTGAAGCACCGAGTTGTTGAAGATCAAATCTATGCGGAGATTAAAGCAGTAGCAAAACTGTAAAGTATCTGTAATCAATCTTAATTTTCAGGTAAGGAGGTATGTATGGATGAACTTCAACAAGACGTTAAAAAGAAAATAGAGATGATTGCTCGTGTATGCCATGAAGTGAATAGAGCTTATTGCCAAGCTCTAGGGGATAATACCCAAGTTCCGTGGAAAGACGCTCCTGCATGGCAGCGAGAATCAGCTCGTATGGGTGTAGACTTACACCTCATGGGAGATTTCGGTCCAGAAGCTTCACACATTTTATGGATGAAGCAAAAACTTGACACTGGTTGGACTTGGGGGCCAGAAAAGAACGCGGAGGCTAAAGAACATCCCTGCATTGTCCCTTTCGATCAACTCCCGGTTGAGCAACAGGCCAAGGATTATATCTTTCGTGCAGTTGTTCATGCACTAAAATATTATTAATATTCCTTTTTCTGGCCCTTCTAAGCCCTGTGTCATTTTCCATGGCATGGGGCTTTTCTTATAAAAAACTTCGGAGATTCTCCCATGGAAATTAAAATCAAACTCGCAATCGATCCTTTCCCTGTTCCAGATATTGTCAAAGTAACCGCAGACCCAGCACGAAAAACTCTGGGATTACCTCAAATCGGGGATATTTTACTCAAAGACCTATCCATCCTTGAACTCGAAGCGTTGTGCGCGGAGTTCCGGTTGAAGGTATTTGAGAAGGCGGGGAAAGTAGCTCCGACCGTACCATCCCTGAATGGTTAGCAGTGGATAAAGGTTTAATATAATATGCGCGGATTTATGTGTGGTCGTAGGATGCAATTTTTCAATCACGGGTAAAACCCTACATACCCCATTCGGAAAATTGCACCACGACCACCACGTGCCCAAATTGGCCCAAACCAAACCGGCAATCCGGCCAACCAAACCCAAACCGACAATAAAATGCGCATGAATACAATTCCCCTATCTTCAATCACTCTCTCCCCCGCCCGCCAGCGCCAGGACTTCGATCCCCAGGCCCTGATGGAGCTAACCGAATCGATCCGCGAGCATGGCCTTCTCCACGCCCCCGTTCTCCGCCAGGAAGGTGACTCCTTCATCCTCGTGGCAGGTGAGCGTCGCTTGCGAGCGATTCAAGATCTTTGGGCCTTGGGCGACACGTTTAAATTCAACGATACTTCCATTCCAGAAGGAACGGTTCCTTTCGTCACCTTGGGCGAACTCGACCCAATTGCGGCGGAGGAAGCAGAACTCGAAGAAAACCTCCGCCGGCAAGATCTCACGTGGCAGGAGCTTGCATCCGCCCACGAACGACTTCACAATCTCCGCACTCGACAAGCGCAAGCGGTCGGGGAAGTTCATACCGTTGCCGACACGGCGGAAGAGCTCACCGGAAGGCGGGACGGAGGTTATCAATCCGGAATCCGAAAAGAACTCATCGTCGCGAAGAACTTGTCCAATCCCGACATAGCGAAAGCGAAGACAGTTGACGAAGCCTTTAAAATTCTGAAAAAGAAGGAAATTGGAAAACAAAACGAAGCCCTTGCGATTTCAGTCGGGAAGACACTCACATCCGCCTCTCATTCCCTTCATCATGTTGATTGTTTATCTTGGATGCAATCCTGCCCGCCAGAAACTTTCGACATCATCCTCACTGATCCGCCGTATGGGATGGGAGCTGACAAGTTCGGGGACGCCGGCGGAAAGCTTTCCGGAATCGAACACCACTATGATGATTCTTATGAATCCTGGCTTGCTTTGATGAAGGTCTGGTGTCCGCTCTCCTTTCGCGTAACCAAGCCACAAGCCCACTTGTATGCCTTCTGCGATTTCGACCGGTTTCATGAACTCAAAGAAATGCTGCAGGTTGCGGGATGGTATGTCTTCCGTACCCCACTCATTCTCGTCAAGCCCGGTTCTGGTCGTGTTCCACTTCCTGAGCACGGCCCTCGCCGGCAGTATGAAATGATCCTCTACGCGATCAAGGGAAAGAAACCTGTCACTCATATCTATCCTGATGTGTTTTCAATCCAAGGTGATCCAAACGACGGCCACGGCGCAACAAAGCCCATTTCCGTCTACACCAATCTCCTCCAGCGATCCGCTCGGCCCGGAGACAAAGTCCTCGACTCTTTTGCTGGAAGCGGCCCGATCTTCCCGGCCTGCCATATGATGAAGTGTATTGCGACGGGGCTGGAGACAAGCCTTGAGTACTACGGGATGAGTTTAAAGCGACTTCAATCAATGGAGGAGGAAGATGAATGATCCGACTGGAAGAAATGTTTTCGATCCTGGAGCCAAGCTCGATGGCGGAAAAGTTCCCGCCGGTATGCTTATTGGATTTTCTCGTGCACTTGAAGCCATCAGTCGGGTTTTCGCCTTTGGAGCTAGTAAAGGTTACTGTCGAGGAGGATGGAAAGAGGTACCTGATGGAATTCTCCGTTACAGTGATGCAGCTTGGCGACACCGACTAGCTTCCGGTAATGACCCTGAATCTGGACTTCCACACTCTTGGCACGAAGCTTGGAATGTACTCGCTGTCTTAGAATTAGAACTTGAGGAGGCACAACTTAATGACACACTTTGTAATGCCGTCCGGCCCGTGTCCGGCGAAGATAATGATCGTGGGGGAGAATCCGGGAGCGGAGGAAGTCCGTCTCAACATGCCCTTCGTCGGGACTGCCGGACGGGAGATGGATCGGATGCTGGCCGAGGCTGGGATTGCCCGCTCGTCGTGCTTTGTAACAAATGTGGCCAGGGTTATCCCGCCGGGGGGAAATGCGACTGCGTGGATCGCGGAAAAGAAGAAAGATCGGACGCCGGCGCACAAGGAATTTCAAGGGAAGCTGATCCTTCAACCCCTGCTTGAAGGAATCCAGCTCCTTACACAAGAAATCAATCTCTGTAAGCCGAACATTATCATTGCTTTCGGAAATGTGAGTTTGTGGGCGCTGACCGGAAAGTGGGGTGTGATGAAATGGCGGGGGAGCTTGCTTGAAGTCTCCTTGCCTCATTCCGTAGGCAGGCCGGTGAAAGTTATTCCAGTCGTCCATCCCGGAACCATCTTACGGCGGTGGGACTGGCGGCCTGTGGCGGTTCATGACTTGCGGAGGTGCCTTAAAGAAAGTAAGTCAGAAAAGATAACGTGTGTGGATTACAATTTTTTAATCCGCGTAAGTTTCCCTCAAGCTCTCGCAGTTCTTAATGAGTTACTCCTCCAAGTGGAAAAGGAACCAACATGGCTCGCCTGTGATATTGAAACCCGCGCCGGTCACATCGCCTGCATCGGTTTCGCATGGAGTAAGACTTCCGCCATCTGCATCCCATTCATGTGCGTCGAGCGGCCGGAAGGGTACTTCACACCTAATGAAGAGTTCGCGGTCATCACCCTCATCCGCAAGCTTTTAGTCCACCCTAACGCTAAGATCATCGGCCAGAACTTCCACTATGACGCGCAGTACATCCACCGCCACTGGATGATCGTTCCAAACTGCGCTCAAGACACCATGATTTCCCAACATTCCTGCTTCTCCAACATGCAGAAGTCATTGGACTTCCTTTCCAGTATGTATTGCGAGAATCACTTATATTGGAAAGATGATGGGAAAGAGTGGACGGATGATATGAACGAAGACCAGCTTTGGAACTATAACTGCATGGACTGCGTACGCACGTTCGAGGTCGCGGAAGTCCTCCGACGGAATGTAGTTCAAATGGGACTTCAGAATGTTGATGGATTTCAGCAATCCCTATTCCGTCCCGTCCTTGAAACCATGATAATAGGGCTTCGAGTTGATAAAGCTCGCCGCGCCACCTTCGCCATGGAACTCATGGATGAGATTGCCAAGCGCGAACAATTCTTCATCGACATACTCGGACATCCTTTAAATCCTCGTTCAAACACCCAAATGCAGAAGTTATTCTACGACGATCTCGGTCAACGCCCAATTAAAAACCACAAGACCGGCGCCGTTTCCTGTGACGATGAATCTCTACGCAAGGTAATGGAACGTGAACCAATCCTCAAGCCACTCATCAACCGAATCACTGAATATCGTTCGCTTAACGTCTTCCTCTCTACTTTTGTTTCTGCTCCTCTCGACGTGGACGACCGCATCCGCTGCTCCTTCGCAGTCACGGGCGCAGAAACATATCGCTTCGCCTCCCGCAAAAACGCTTTCGGTTCGGGCCTCAACCTCCAAAACATCCCAAAGGGCGGTGATGAAGGTTCGGGCCTCGAACTCCCGAACGTCCGGACACTCTTCATCCCGGACCCCGGCCACACCTTCTTCGATATTGACCTTTCTTCTGCCGACCTTCGAATCGTGGTTTGGGAGTCCGACGAACCAGAAATGAAAGCCATGCTCCGTGAAGGCCTTGACCCCTACACCGAAGTTGCAAAGGAGTTCTATCATGACCCATCCATCAACAAAAAGGATCCTCGCCGTCAGCTCTTTAAGTCTTTTTGTCACGGAACAAACTACCTTGGTACCGCCAAAGGACTTGCAGGAAGGCTTGGACTATCTGTATATGAATCAGAAAAGACTCAGACGTGGTATTTCGGTCGTTTTCCGAAGATCAAAGAATGGCAAAATAATCTCAAGGAGTCTGTCATCAAGCGTCGAATGGTTGAAAATGTCTTCGGATATCGTTGCTATTTTTTCGACCGAATCGAAGGGACAGTTTTTAATCAAGCTGCTGCGTGGATTCCCCAATCAACAGTTGCTTGTATCATCAATCGCGGATACCGGAATATCTTTGATAATCTTAAGGAAGTCCAAGTACTCCTGCAGGTGCATGACAGCTTGGCTGGACAATTTCAAACCCATCTTGGAGATTGGGCCACGCGGAGAATAGTGGAAGAGTGTTCGATTGAACTTCCTTACCGCGATCCGCTTATCGTCCCGGTCGGGATTAAGACAAGTACAAAGTCATGGGGGGACTGTTAAATGTCCCCCCGGCAGTATTCCGATTGGCTTCAAGCCTACATCCGCTATGCCTCCGTCTCCGAAGCCCCGCGTTATATGCACTTTTGGGCGGGAGTGTCGGCAATCGCGGGAGCACTTCGCCGTCGGGTATGGTTTTCAATGGGGCACTTTTCATGGGAGCCGAACTTCTATATCATTTTCGTCGCTCCGCCGGGTGTGGTCGCCAAGTCCACAACCTCCGGCATCGCAATGAACTTGTTGAAAAAAGTTCCCGGAATCAAGTTCGGGCCGAATATCGTGACATGGCCAGCGCTGGTTGAGAAGTTTGCGGAATCGCGTGAGGCTTTCGAATACAAAACTGACTTTATCGAAATGTGCAGTCTCACCCTTGAATCCTCCGAGTTTGGGAATCTCGTCGATCCACAAGACAAACGAATGATTGATCTTTTGGTTCACTTATGGGACGGTCAGCCGGGGGAATTTTCCAAGGCTACGAAATCTTCCGGCGAGGATCAGATTGTAAATCCTTGGATCAACCTCATTGCTTGCACTACCCCGGCATGGATCGCGGATAACTTCCCGGAATATATGATCGGCGGAGGGTTTACTTCCCGTTGCGTGTTCGTATATGCGGAGAAGAAGGAGCGGCTTGTCGCATATCCTTTCCTTGAAATGAAATATAATAAGGTTGAAGAGGAAACCAAACTCGTCGAAGACTTGATTCGAATATCTGAGATGATCGGGGAGTTCACTCTCGAGGAAGATGCTCTTACATGGGGCCAGCAATGGTATGAAGAACATTGGCGGTCAAAGCCTGCGAACCTGGATGACGAACGTTTCGGTGGATACCTCTCCCGCAAGCAGTCCCACCTTCACAAACTTGCGATGATCCTTTCCGCCAGTGAAGCTTCAACCCTTCGTATTTCAAAGAGTAACCTAATGACCGCGAATATGATGATTTCGGACTTGGAAAAAGATATGGTGAATGTATTCTCCAAGATTGGAAAATCCTCAACCAGCGTACAGGTTGACCGTTTAATTGATTATGTCAATCGGCGAGGGGAGGCACCTTATAAAGAAGTCTATCAATTCGCGCATATGTACTTCCCTTCCGCGAGGGATTTCGAGGATGTGATGCTTGGATGTATTAAGAGTGGACAATTGAAGTTAATACAAAAAAATGGGCAGCCGATGATTTGCGCGGTTGTCGGTGATTGAAAGGAGGGGAGATGAACACGAAAGAAGTTGCTGAGTGGTTACGAGAGGCTGCTGTTAGGTGTGAAGATTTGAGGGATATAATGGATGACAGGAATGAAATTTCCACATCATCCTATTATGCAGATGAAGCAAACGCTTTCAGGCAACGCGCCTCACGGGTCGAGGCCATGACTTGCGATAGGTGTGCTGACTTTGACAATCAATTCAACGATTGCCTAGATTCGTTCGACGCTTCTTTTGAAAATGGGGCGAATATCGAGAAGTGCGGACCTAAGTTTGGTTGCAACAGGTGGAAGTAGAAGCCCCAAGACGGGCGGGGGGAGGGATGATGGGAAAGTTTGCAAAAGTATTTGAAATTGGAGAAGAGCAACTGCTTGTCAAAACGCAACAAGACGCGGAGGGAAACCCGCAAGTTTACTGTGCGACTGAGATAGATGGGAATGAAATAGGGATATCTCCAACTTTCACTCCTAAGAGCGACAGCGATTCAGCCTTTGAATCTGCGTGGGATGCGGCAGATAAATACTTTCTTTCTGTTGATCAGCGTAAGGCTGAGGAAATAAGAGCGGGGATAGTTAGAACATATGAAACATTGTCTAGTTAACTGGACCGCGAAACGGTTCGGTCAAGGGAGGGGTGAAATGGCGTTGAGCATGATGCAGCGAATGTCAATCATGGATGGATACGGAAGATGTCGGTGCAGTTATTGTGGGAAATTCAGGAAAGAATCCGACTTCCCAGATCAACCGGCACACGCTTATTTCGGAGATGGGAAAAGTATATCAGGACAGATAAGCGTCTCCCCTGCATGTTCTTCTTGTTTCCAAGATGTTTCCAGGCAACAAAACCACCGAATAAACTCCAGCAAAATCAAGCAGTTTTAACACCGCCTATTATAATCCAATAGTTGGCGTTTCCAAGGTTTTTGTTATAAAATAGGCCGGTTATGGTTGAGCGGATAACTGGTAATTGTTTCCAGATTGTTTCCAGGAGGGTCAGGTGATGATTGAACCAATGGTAGACGGAGACAGCCGATTTATTACCATTTTAAAATTGGCATTTCTTATACTGCTTTTTGCTGCCGCTATCGCTCTAGCACCTTTATGCGTGATTTGTAGGCCGCTAGACAACCTGATATGGGGGAAGGGGAGAAATGGACGATAATGTTTCCGGATTGTTTCCAGATGGGATGGTACAGGTGCAAAGAAATCCAGACATGGCCGTTGATCTTTCTGATGGCCCATGGAACGGATGGTTATTCTGGAGGCATCCAGACGGGCAGTTTGTGTCAAAACGAAAGCTCGAACCCTGGGAGGTCATGCAAGTTGAAGATCAGCGCGATGAAGGAATCGTTATTGATGCTGGGCAAATACTCGGAACAAAGAGCGGTGTCCGCTATGGGTAATTGTTCCCAACCTTAACCCCACCCATGCTGCAATAGGGCGCATGGGGATGTCGTTTTACAAGGACGAAAATGAGGAAATATCAATGAGCATGATAACTGTAGGAACCTGCGGGCTTTGTGGCGGACCGGTGCAAATTAGTTCTATGTGGGGATCTTCAATCCCACAAGAAATGAAATGCTCCAGATGCGGAGCTGTAGCCGAGAGGTCTTTCGGGCCAATCATCCCGATGCGTTCGGGTAAAAAGTCAGAAGATGAGGGGGAGATAAAAAGAGAATTGTTTTCTGGTTCTGGCCCATGCCAGTATGACGGTATGCTGGCAAAATAGCCATGCTGCAGTATCCCCAGTGCGAAGCAACCATCCCGCACTGGGGTTCAATCACTCGGCTGGCTTGGCGATAGCTCCGCCTAGTTTATAGCGTTGCTTGCTGACTTGGTATTCGTAGGCTCCGATATCCCACACGCCGTTTTGGGGTTTGGTTGCTCCAGCAATATCTTTTTTTATGTCTATGCCGTAGCTTGCCAGGAAGATACTATACGGTGTCGTCCCGCTCATAGTTGATCCAACGTCTTTAGCTGCGCTGCTAGAGGTTAGAGCAAAACTCGTCGGAGGGTTGACCAGCCCAGGGGCAACATCCAAACAACTCCCGCCGCCGTCGTCACATTTACCCGCCGAAACCAGTGTTGACAGTGCGGTGTGAACTACTCCGTCAAGATGTACTTTCACCGGGCTATAAAAAGCATTGTACTCTATATCTGATGCCGCTACTGATACATCATCAGTCCCGAGAATGATACTGTATGGGTTGATTCCGGTCACAGCCCCAACCCTGAGATTTGAAATAATATTCCCGACTATATCAATATCATAGTCTGCCCCGGTCATGTAATAAGAAACTCCGACCGTTGTATCATATATCGTATTATTGTAAACATACACTCTTTTGGTGCTATAAGCAAAAATTGCATAGCCAGACCTGTAGTACGATCCATCAGTATGATTTTCAGTAGCATATTCATCCATATCATAGATGACATTGCCTATAATATACAGATTATTCGATCCGCTGCTTACGATTCCTCCTTTTGCGTCGTGTATCCTGTTGTTAATAAACCAGATATCGACAGGTGAATCATGTACGGAGACAGCGGGCCCAAAGGAATTTGTTTCTCCTGGCCAATCAGTATAGCTGTACATATCATTGGAAGAAACAATTACATCTTTACAACCTTTTAGATCGACGGCGTTCTCTCCATCATCGTGGAATGTGTTTCCGCCGATATAAATGTTATATGGAGAAGTTGCCGTAACTCCACCAGGGTTCCCCACTTGCACAGCATCGCCGCCGTTGTGGTGATGGTGGCTATTCAGAAGCCAGATGTTTCTGGAGTAGTTTTCTGGCTTAAACGCATGTCTATCATCTTCCCCGATGTAATCATATTTTCCAATATAACTGACTTCATTGTTATACAGGACGATATGCTCGGTCCAGTTGGGGGATGCACCATAAAAATTGACGCTTCCAGTATTCCCCAGTAAACCATTCCCCGTAATCTTTGAGTTTCTCAAGCAGATATGGTTTGGAGTATAGCCGTCCTTTGTCCGTATTTCTGGTTTAGCGACTGAGAACTGCAATCCATCAATGATGACATAAGCTGCGTTGCCCCAATACCACGCCGTGGTTATTGTCGGCAGTGCTCCGGGGGTTCCAACAAAGAAAATGGGGCTAGCCTCTGTCCCTTGGGCAGTAAACGTCCTCGCATAAGTGTGGGTTCCAGTCAACTCGACCCGACTCCCAGCGGGGATTGTTATAGGGACGGTGGCGCGTGGCGCTGTTGGGGTTCCATAAGTGCGCCCTGTGTCTGTCCCAGACTGAGGGTTGACATAATAATATCCGGTCTGCTCGGTAGTCCATGGATCAGGCCGAGATGGAACAGGCGTATCTATTGGATGAATACTCCCCCATGATGGATCAGGGATGCCTACTGGTGGGGTGTAGGCGTATGCTTGACCAGCCAATAACAGAACGATCAGAAGATTAAAAACTAACGTCATCATCTTGCACCTTATCCCATACTGAGTCGAAGCAATCTGTCCCGGAGGTGTATTCACCAGCAAACACCATTTTATTGCTATACTGAGTCCTCGTACCCTCTGTCGACGACGCAAAGTTGCTCCCCGATGTGGGGCAGGTTCCATCTATAGAAAAACTGACATCGGAATAGGCATCAGTCCCGCCTCCAGGTTGATACGACGCACACAGGGTATACCAGTTCCCTACGGTTACCGTCCCTGAGGTGTTTTCAGCCGTTGCATCCCCGAACGCCTGCACTCTCACGGTATATGTAGTGGGTGAAACATAAGTCAGGTAGATTGTCGATAGGGCGGTGGTATTGTTGAAGAACGTCATCAATGTATCTGAACCAGACGACCCACCACCATTCGCGCTGACTTTGAAAAGTCGCTTTACATAAAGCCGACCAGAAGATAGGGCTGTGTAAGACACACTCGCTGTTACATCCGTTGCCGCTCCAGCACACCCCCCAAGAAATAGCGATTGATCGCCATCCCCTGGGTTTGTGGTGTAGTCTGGGTTTGGCGTCCCAAGAACCGTAGCCCATGTTCCATCATCTCCTGCTCCGGTTTCGTACCCCGTTCCTTCAAATCCTTGATCGAGGAGATATGTTCTTGCTGGAGCCGCCCCGCCACCGCTCGCAATGGCCCCCACAAATCCAGAAGGGTTTGCCCACGCGCTGGTGCAGAACAGAACCAGGATGATTGATAGTAGGTATCTTTTCATATCAATCTGCTGCCCCCCCATCTGTGCTGGCCGCTGTCTCGGAATAAACCGACCACGTATCGTCAGCGGTACACATCAACGTGACTTTCGTCCCGGCTGTTGCCGCCATGTCGAGTTCGTTGTTTGCCGTCAAAGCGGTACCAGCAAACAGATTAAAATGATCCCCAGAAGCAGGGACGACTTCAATCTTTTCCGCATCTCTTGCCCACAGCAAAACAAAATCCCCGACATTAGCCGTTTCACAGTCCCACATCGTCACTTCATCCGCAGTCGTCATCTGCACAATGCTGGCATTGTGGTCGGCTGCGGTCAGGGTTTGAGCGGCTGTGTAAGAGTTGAAAACCATCTTCCCTTGGATCGTTCCGGATGTTTCGTAGTTGCCCGTTGCTGGGGGGATCGCTGCCCATGAAGTAAGGTCAGCATCATACGCTTGATAGGTATCAGCCGTTACGCTGATTACGCCAGCGGTTATATCTATGCCCGTTCCTTCGGTGATTTCGACAGCGTTATCAAGTTCCGTGGCTATGGTTTGGATCGCAGATTTGTGTGTGGTTTGCCCTGAGAGCAAAGTCCCAGTCCACGAATCCTTGACTACGACGCCGACCTGTTGGAGTGCAGCTTCTACATTGTCCGTGGTATAGAAAGTGCCAGCATCTGTAATCGCTACCTCGGATGCGGTTTGATCGTCAGTTCCCGTTCCAGCCAGATTATCAACTGCATCTGCAATTTCTTGAAGTGTATTATCAGTAGTCGCTAAATTCCCATTAAATCCGGATGCGTCAACGGTAAGGCTTGCACCGCTTCCTGTTGGAGTGAGGTAAGTATCCGTGGCAACAAACCCCATCTGCCCATACTCATCCATATTCATTAAATAAGTAATCCCTGCACCCGGAGGAGCTGCGATTGGAAGTCGCCAAGATCGGTTTGCCGCCGGAGTCCCGCCTTGAAGTGCGGTCCAATAAGAACCGGTTCCGGCATACAGTTTAATATAATTTCCACCATCCGCCGACCCATCCAAACACGGCCCTGCGGTACAATCCCCAACAAGCAGACTCGACGCCGCAATACTCGTCCCCCAAGCACTTCCAGTCGATACCGGAACTCCTGCATCTGGCCAAGTAAAAAGTCCTGGGGTTGAAGTAGCTACTGTTGTTCCATTCCAAAAATAAAGCACTCCATCATCCGTATCCGTACAGAATCCAGCGGTGATTGTACTACAATCCGCTTGATAAACAATCGACGTAGCGTCATCTCCCCAAAGTCCCGCATGAGCTTCCACCGCAAGGAGAATCAAAACCAAAACTAAAAACTTCATCTTTTTCATCAGCATACCCCGCAAGTAGATGTTGTCCCGCTTCCGGCGGTACGTTGGAATTTTATAGAAACAACACCGCTATTTAGTGTATCATAATCCGCCGCCGTGACAGAACCTTTCGCCCATGCAATATAATTTGTTCCGTCAAAGGAAATACTAACAGCAACCGTATCCCCAGAAGCCGGTCTTGCCCATACCGTCGCCGGAAGTGGAGCGCCAACCATATTAAAAATCTGCGCATCTCCGTTTGTTAGGGTTGTCTGAACAAAACTTCCTGTCATTCTATTTGCAGTCATTACTCTTCTCCTTCGTGAAGATTGCGATTAAACCCGCTGAAGCAATTCCAAACAGTGCAATTCCTTCAGCTTGTTCTTGTGTTAGTTGTATTCCAAAGACAGTTAAAAATGCTGTAAGCCCATACCAAGTTGACTTTTCTTTCGCTCTTGCAATTATGTATTCTTTCATCCCCTCACCAACCTTTTCCATTTGAATTACCTTCCTCTGCATGAATAGCTGAACACCGCCCTTCGATTCGGGCAACCTTTTCCGCGAGAACTTTCTGCTCCCGTTGAACATCCTTCAAAGATTGCAGCGTCTCGCGGAGAAAAAATGCTGTGACAGAAAGTAAGATTGTAATGACTCCAATGAATAAGTTTGAAAGTGATACATCGAAGCTCATAATCTTGGTTCCTTTAAGCTGAGGGTAGTTTTTGTCCGGCAACCTTTTCCATACTTTTTAATGTATGGTAATACCTTTCTTTTGAGAATACAATCACAGCATTTAAGGGGAGGCGAATATAACTTTGATCCTCGAGGACAAGGAATTGAAAGTTATCTTCAATTCCATCTCCGATGACTTTATCAAACTTCATCCATCCCCAGGTTCCTGGAATTTTAACCTTCGCAGAATAGGTATCCATCATTTCACCTTCATTATATACAAACAAGATAAGAATGTGGGACGATTTTCCGTGGCGGAAGGTGTTCCGGAAGTAGTACTCGGCGGATCGACTGTATGTAAATGCGAATTACCACCTCCGGTTTGGTTTGTCTGCGGAGCTTGAACTAGATTACCATCATATGCATAAAATCCTGTTGATCCATCATTCCTTGTCATAAGGGCAAGGTTTATTGTATGCGCATGTGGAGGAATTTGGTCAATACTTAAGGTTGTAGAACCTGAACTAAAAGATGTTATATCGACAGTATGAGTATGGCTATCAGTGTTTATGCCGCCGAGTGTTCCTCCAGCGGTTGACCCCATGAGGAAGCGGCTGTCCGTAAGGTTAGGAAGATACCTTCCCGTTCCGTTAAAAATTGGGGAGTCGGCATCATTCAAAGCCGCCCCATCACAAACATACCAACCTGAGGCGTTGAGGTAAGCGTTCGCGGCGGCAATACTATTCCCAAGAACACTTGTTATCGCCCCATTCGTTCCATTGGAAAAGTACCCACCACACCAAGCAACAATCGCACCGACTGGTGATCCTGACCCAACCGCCGCCGCGACTGCAGTGGTCATCTGACCAACCGTGGCTAAGTCACTATCTGCCGAACCGTCCGCCGAACCTGTGACTTTAAACCCACCCATCGCAAGGTTTGCAAGCATGGAAGCCTGCCCATCCCGAAGGATGGTGATAGACAAGGCTGCGGCGATGTTTTCAATGATGGTATTGAAGTCGCTCGCCAGAATGTCCGTACCTGAGACAGCAGGGTATTCGGGGGAGGGAAGGTTGTAGGTGCCACTTCCATTGAATGACATAGTTATTTACTCCTATTAAAAATTTTTAATTCACACAAATTACTCACCCGCTTGCCCTTCTTCCGCCACCGTCTGGTCATAAGCTGTGGTAAGTATAGCCCGGATTAAGGCTTGCCGAGCTTTCGGTGTAGGACTCTTTGCAATCGCTTCGATTTGCTTCAATCCATCAGGACTTGTCACAATATCCGCAACTTGATTATAAGCTTTTGCCGTTACTTTCTCCCATACACTTCGACCTGCACGAGATGCCGTAGCAATTACGAAACTGAGAAGGTTCTCACCCGCTTGTTGTTGTAAGGCCGCCCGATCAACTGACGGCGGAATTTTCAAATCTTTAACTGTATCAAGTGCATCGATAGTGCGGAAAAATTCCTTGGAAATAATCCGAGGGTTTAAACCCTGTTCCCGCGCCATAACCCCAATCGCGGCTTTGACATTCGCAGTCTGCTCTTTCGTACCGAGCATTGTTTGAAGGACTTTATAGGGTTGTTGAATCTTCTCCACATCATTCGCACGTTTGAAGGTGGAGCTGACTGACTTCATGATATGCTCGCGGAGAAGTTGTCCGACTGTGTCGCCGCCGAGTTCTTTCGAAACCTTCGCAATTTCGCGAGTCTTGTCTTGATCTTTTGGGAATAGCCATCCGATTGCAGTTTCTTTTGCTGTGATCTTATCCTGTTTAACACCTCCACCCATGGAAGCGAGTTCACCGACAATACTTCGTTGAAGGGGATTAGTAGAGTTCTTCCAGTGATTGGAAGCTGCTCGTCTGGCGGCACTATAATCAGCGTCAGTAAAATCTTTTAATGTTGTTGCAATGATTTTACTTGGAACATCTCCATAACCTTCCTTCGGAGCAACCTCATTAAAAGATTTAACAATACTATTTAAAGTACCTTTATCCATTGTCTCACCGGGTTGGAGTTCAGGAAGATACTTATTAACAAATGCTTTGATTTCTAAATCCCCTGGCGAACCTTTCCCAAGTATGTTCGAATCCTCCCCGGCGGCAAGTAAACGATTTCGAAGTGTTTCAACCTCAAACATATCATAAGTTTCTTGGTTCACTCCAGGACGAAGGTTGGTGGCATACTTCTGCCTACCAAGTCCTTTCTCAGCCTCAATCCGTTTTGCTGCGAGTTCTTGGATATCCTGAATCGTCCCCTTCCGCCCTTCCACTCCAACCGGGAAGGTTGTGTTGATAAGTTCATCGAACATCGAGCGAGCCTTATCAGGGAGATCACGAAGATGCTGCATGAACTTTGGGCGGGCAGCGGGATTTGTAGCCGCCTGAGCCACCACGTCATCCAGCGTAGAACTCGGCCCAAGAACCTGCGAGGCAAGGTATGGAACACCTTTTTCTTCGAGAACATTTGCGAGTTCCTGTCCTCGTCGCCAGTCTGTCTCTGGAACAAACTCTGTTGCTTGCTGAATTAATCGTTTTGAGTTCGGAATGAAACTTGTTCCAAGGGCTGTCAAACCGCCACCGAGAAGTCCGCCGCCAACACGACCAAGAACACTGTTTTCGTCTTGCACAGCCTGTGCACCAAGTTCACTTCCCAATCCCGCTGTGGTTCCAATCGCAGCGTTTCGAACAGGTTGAATCATCCCTCCCGGCCCCGCCAACGCTCCAATCAACCCTTCAATTGCACTCCCTGCATACTTTCCCGAAGTTGTCTGTGGCTTACTTAATTCCCCGCCGGAAATCTTTAAAAGCCCTTCCACCATACTTGTTTGCGGCGTCATCGCCTCCGGTCCCGGCGCATCAAGCATCGCATCCATCGGCGGAAGGGATTCTTTCAGCCACTCCCCTGTTGCTGCTCGATATGCAAGCTTCGGAATCTGTTTCGCTCCAGCAATCCCCAAATCCATCAATGCAGGAGCCGCCATCAGCCCTCCGCGGACACCTTTGTCCAGAACTCTTCCCACTTCAGGGAGGACTCCTTCGGCAGGAGGGCTGAGGGAAGCGCTTGCCGGCGCTTGAGAAAGATTCGCTTTAATTGCGGAAGCAATTTGTTCGTCGGTCATTCCGTCAGGAAACTCAACATCCCCATGACCAGGAACTTCAACAATTTGTCCCATTATTCAATCCTCCCGGTTGCGGGATTGTACTTCTTCTTTTTCGTGCCTTGGGTTGGGGCAGGTGTATAACCTTCCGTCGGGAAAGGTAATTCTGATGGTGTGATATCAAGAAGATTACTTGCTTCCGGATATGCCTGCTTAATCTTTGCTTGAACCGCATCAGCATATTTCGAATCATATTCAGCATTTTGCCGCATTTCCCCAATAATCTGTGCTCGGCCTTGTGGGGAGCTAATGAGTTGCGGAAATTGTTTCATGAAAGCTTCGCGATCTGCATCCGTCATACTCCGACCAACACCTGCACCTGCCGTGAGAACTTCAGCAACCCGTCGTCCAAGCTCCGCTTGATAGGTTTCACTGGAAGCAAGTTTGTTCGTATCCACAGGTATTCCGAAGGTGTTTGCAAAACTTGAAAGTGTAGTTGCAATATTTGCAGTCGGACCGGAGAACACCCCTTGACTGTCGAGGTTTTCAAGTTTATCAGCAGTAAGACGATTCTGTTGAGCAGCTTTCTTTCTCGCATTTGCCTCTGCAACAGCTTTCGCGCTCGCCTCTCCGATACCTTCCATGAACTTACCTTCACCCTTGATAATAGGACTGACAGAAACGTTTGTAGTAACCTTTGGCGCATTATCAAGCTTTTTCAAGCCCGCTCCGGTTTGCTGGTAGAGATCACCGCCAATTTTAACAGTCTTCCAGCCAGGGCCAGATTGTCCATCAACAACCCCTGGAAGTCCGCCATCACCTGTTACCGCAGAAGGTTTGAGGTTAAGGGTTTCAAGGGTATTTTTATCATACAAGATTCCGTTGATTTCACCAACCGCCCTTTCACCTTTCTTTGCTTGCGCCTCCAACTGCGCCATCGCAAGCCCTCGCATAACCGGATGTTCAGAAGCCAAGGCATCCAAGAGTGCTTTCTTCTGATCCGTCTGTGAGGCTTCCCAGTACTTTCCAAGATCACCTTGCAGCATCTCATTCCCTTGCCTTTGAAACTCACTCTTCTTCTCTCCAAGTTCTTCATTCCGTTTATTTAAAAGCAGCGCTTGAAGAAGTTGAGCAGTTCCTTGAAGTGGGTCGAGCTTCGCCGCGACGGTGAAGTTTCCGGATCTACCTTCTGCAGGAAGTTCCGTTGGCATGAGTGTGCGATTTTGAAGAGCATCGAGAATTTTTTGCTGGCGAACCAGATCTTCGTTTTGAGCATCGAATGATGTTGTGGGAAACATTTTTGCTTGTGCCATATCTTTACCTCTTTATCGAATACTTCCAAGTGTTTGACCGCCGCCCGAAACATACGGACTGACTGGCGTGGTTCCACCGCCAAACAATCCGCCGGTCGAGCCAAACCCACCGCCGCCCTGAAGATAAGCACTTCCAAGCCCAAACAGTCCCTGCATGAGAGAATTATCGGAATTTGTCGCGGCATTTTGTCGAGCTTGATTCGCTTGATACTCATTCCAATAATTAGATGAAGTTGGTGTGTTTGCGACGTTTGTGGAAGTGTTGGTGGCTTGGAACTGCGGATTGGTAACTTGACCACCTTCCATAAGAGCTGCCAGTTCGTTCAAAAGTTGGTTTCGCTTAGTGTATTGCTCGCTTAACTGATTCTGCCTATCCCCCCATTGGAGAGCGTTTTGACGGGATTCCTCAGCTCCACCCGCGGTAATCGCCGAATCCATGGCGGTTTGATAAGCATCGTTTCGGTCAAATGAAAGGTTCTGAGCCTCCCGATCCCAAGCTTCCGTTCCTATATTAATCCCTTGATTCACAAGTTTGCTTTCTAAATCCCCCTGCCGCTGAGAGAACTGTGGATCGAGACGACTTGTCATGCGTGAGTATAGAGCATCTTCCACACGCTTGCGAGTATCCCCACTCGAATCCGGCATCGCTGTAATAGGCTCAACAATAGGTGTACCGACAGTGTTGTTTAATTGATTACTGACATTTGCGCCAAGATAAGCGCTGTTTGTCCTGTTTCTAACAAGTTGATCGTAGATTACTTTCTGTTCGGGAGAAAGGGTTACGGTGGAGTTCCAAATGTCGGGATTGGAAGCGTCCTGATTCCAGACAAGGTTTCCGTAAGGTGTGGTTTGATTGTAGCGATTTAAACGAGCATTCAGGCGGGCAGTTTCCGCGGAGGATGCAGCATCGGTACTGTTAATTGAACCGGCGGAAGGGATTGAATTTCCGGCACTATCTTTCTTACTCATCTGAGAAGCCAAGGCTCCTCCGGCGGCTCCGGCGATAGCGACACCAGTAGCACCAGCACCAAGTGCACTTGCTCCGGCCATAGCGGCGACAGGAATTGCAGCGGGCATAATTAAACCTCAGTTGTATTTCGTTTCATTTGAAAGAAGTGCATGTCAAGTAACTCATCCCCTTCTTTCCAATAGTTAGAGAATGTGCCGCAATGTTCGAAGCCGACATTCTGAGTCATTTTTAAAGCAAGGCGATTTCGACTTGAAACCATGGTTGTTAGGGTTAGAAGCCAAGAAAAAGTCTCAAAAACATATTCCCGGAACTTCGCACAAATCTCGTCCGTCCGCCCGAAGGCCGGTTTAAGAAAGCATGTATGAACCTCGGCGGAACACTCCCCTTTTCGTTGAAGCATATACATTCCGACACAAGAACCTTCGAGCTGAATACCGATAAGTTCGATCAAAGGGGAAGCAATTAACAACCTTCCACAACCATGGGATATAAATTGACGGAGGAAGTCATCCCCGGAATGTTTAAAAACATGCGGTTGCATGAGGATATATTCAACCTTCTCTGGACATGTTAAAGAATAGAACATGGCAAATTTTCCTTAAAGAAAAAGCCCTCTGGCAGGAAACTTCTACCCCCGCCGGAGGGCTTACACAAAGAGAAACAACCGGAAAATCTTACAACAATCCGCTCGCCGGAACGATGATCAGATCCGTTGCGATCCATTTCATGTTAATGTTCTTAGTTGAGAATTTCAACCGTAAAGATAAAGTGCTTCCGGGATAGTGATTCACCGACCGCCAAGAGTTGGTGAGAAAATCTCCAGCCCATTTTGCAGCATCCCAATGTGCTGTATCCCACAAAGCTGCATCAGTATCTGCTTGGCTAGAAACACTAACTGCGCCGCCGCTTTCATAATCAGTATCAATTCCAATACCGATTGCAAGATTCGAACCGCCACGAGTTACGAGCTTGAGAAGGCTGATTTGTGTGTTTGAGTTTCGAAATAAGCGATTGTAAGCTGTTTTAACTTCAACCTCAATTCCCGCTTCATTATCCGCATACCCATCCCAAGCTTTATTAACATACCGACCGAAGGCGAAATAAAGATTACCACCAAACTCACACCAAGCAGAGGCATTTTGTCCCTTGAATCGTGACCAGGCTCCAGTGCGGGTGTTCATTACAAATTGATAAGAATAGGTGACCGCCAAACCGGAATCATACTTAATCGGAACATTAACAAGAAGCATGTCCATGGATGGAAAGAGTGTGGTACTCCACCCAAAGAGTCCCTTATAATATTCCATATAAAATTTCCAGGCTTCAGAGATCTTATCGCTAACAGCAACGGTACGATTTACGCTGGAGGAGATGAGACCTTTTGATAACGGAAACAGACCAGCTTCGGTGATGATATAAACATCCCCGCCAACACGGCAAAAGCAATTCCGGCCAACCGGCTTAGCAAACTGAAAAACCCCGATCAAAGCAAACGTAGCGGCGGAAGCCGGATCTGTACCCTTATAAACAGCAATTTCACCTTGAGACGTTATCGTTACGAGATAGTCGTCGGAACCTTCACCAGCGTCGATTGTCCAGGAAGTTTGCGCGACGATATATCCGCCGCGAGAGAAGACTGCCCCGAGGGGAAACTCCGTCGCCGTGCCTGCGATCGCATTCAAAGGAAGATAATAGAAAGAAAGAGAGTTCTTTTTAACAAGCAGGATTCGATTTTTGAAAATCGAACAGTTGATAACATCCGTGGAAGTGATACCAGTGATTGCGGGGGTTGAAGTTCCGTCCAAACTCACCCACGCCGTTCCATTGTACAGTAAACACTTATCAGTGCCATTACACGCCCAAAGGAAACTTCCGCCCGGCGTGGTCATGTTGACGGAATGCCAGTCACCGTTCGTACTCGCCACCGCAGCATCGGCGTCGAGAAGTGTGTCCTCAACAGTCACGTCAAAAATCCCTTCCCCATTCGCCGCGAAGAGTTTATTTGAACCGCTGGGAGGGAAGTAAGGAAGGAAGCTTTTGATTTCTGTTTTCGTCGGCGTGGTAGCTTCCGGACAAGTCACAAAAAGATTATAACCTTTCCGTAAGACAACTTCCGTCGGGAGGGGATACAAGTTATCCATGTAGATCGCGTCATTCGCTTTCATACTGGAAACTTGATCCCGTGCGTTCCACCCTCCAGTAGGAACAGGGAATTGAATGCGCTTTCCGGGTGTCTCGAAACTTTCCCTTATGTTTTGTTTCATGTCACGTTCCACCCACGATCAGGAATTGAAATCCCAGGAATAGAGGGCGGAGCACCGTCGAGAATATAAGGTGCATTTCCGCCGTCATTTCCGGCGAGGTTGGTGACCTTGACTTCAAAATCCCGGAAGTTTTCCGCATAACGAAGGCCTTTTTCCTTACGCCAAATATAGCGGAGGCCCAAAATCATTAACTCATCCGGATAGCGGCAGGTATCAAGATCGGAAGTGAAGTAAGGTTTAAGATTTGGATCGAGATATACAGCATAGCGAGATTTATACTCGAAAGCGATAGTATTACCCGCAGCGGGAGCAGGGCTGAGAAACAACCTACCATTCTTGACGCGGAATTGTGTTTCGGAGAGTGAGGTCATCCCGGCGGCCTGTGACTGCCAATTTGCGGAACTTACCGGCCCAAGAATCACTTCATTTGTGGTTCGATTGAAGAGGAGGCTGTCCAGAAAACTTACGAACCCTGGAGCGAGGGATTCCAGCAATCCTTGATCCTCCCCCTCAATCGAAACAAAAACAGCTTCGGCCTGAAGAAATGTGTAAGCTTTTCGCTCTTCAAGCACACCGAGAACTTCATTAAGCAAACCCATCATTTGAAGGGCTTGGTCATCACCCGAATTGGCTACGGAGACAGGAGCTGGGATTCCCGTCCGCCGGCAGAACTCTTTAATTATCTCTAAGAGGGTCACTGAGATTCCTCCGATTATTTAGGTTTGGGAAGGGAAGCCTTGAGACTTTCAAACTCCTTACGAATTGCCGCCAAAGATTCCTTCAAACTCTCGTTCTCCACCTTCAAGGCGGAAAGCTCTTCCGAAGTCTTCCCGACGGATTTACTAGAAGCAAGCCAATCAATAGCGCGTTGTTTGAAAGCTCGTCCACCCATACCAACGGCTTGAATAGCTTCCTCATTCATCGCGGCTACGTCTTCGACAGTTCGAATTCCTCGGTCGAGGAAAAGACGAACTTGTGCGGGGGAGAGGGCGGGCCAGTTTACAAGCGGAAACCCATTTTCAGGAAGTTCCTGACCAGATTTCCAAAGTTTGTAAGCTTCCCGATAGCCGGAAAGCCACTGCGCCGGGAAACGGTTGGCACGAACCTCGCCTTCCAACATCTGAAACCACTCATCAACAATCAACTCCACTCGATCTTTCGAACCTTGCGGAGTGATGAAAGCGAAGTCAACATCCTTCGCCACATAATGGCCGGCTTCAATAGAGGCGTTTCGGTCTTCGACAGCACGGACTTCAAAGGTAACATATGGGGGTCGGGCTTCAGCAACATTCATGATTTTCCTCGCTCCAGGAAAAAGTAATAAAAAGGGGAAGGAAGAACACGCTCCCTTCCCCCGGACTTAACAAAATGTGATTAACTTACGCAGCGGAACCATCATCCATGAAGGGATACTGAATTTCCAAGTAGCACTTCCCGGTGGATGGGGTGTCGGTTGCGGAAGCAGTGATTGCCTGCTTTACACGATCACCGGAGGTTGCATTATCGTCAATCGAGCCTGCGGTAGAACAGGCATACACAAGCCCATTATCCGCAACGGAAGCAACACACTTCGCAATCGCTTTACCACAGATTTGATACCAACCATAATCAGTTGCCGCATCGTTTGCGGACATTGCGACAGCAACTTGACCGATCGCATTAGCGGCGAGAAGGGCAGTAGTCCAATCACTCTCATAGAAAGTGACCACACTTCCGACGACAGTACTGCCGACGCCTTTGAGGTAAATAAACTCACCCTCACCGAAAGTCGGGTCGACAGCCTTAACACGAAATCCGAGTGGATGGTTTTGAACAGTGGAAGTATCAGCAATCTGCTGCATACCGATGATTGCATCTTTAATAACAAAAGCCATAATAAAATCTCCTATGAAATTTGCGCGGATTAAAAATTCTTAATTTACGCGGATTATTCTTAAGCCTTCAACACACCTTGGCGCCGGCGATTACTTACAACCATATTCCCCATCCAGAGAATCGGAATAACAACCGCATCCTGATTGATCGCTTTCATCTCTTCCATGGTGGTCATATCGGCATCAGGATGAACAACCAAATACAGATAATCAGTATTGAGGAAGTACATGTGTGCAGCAGGGATACCAGAGCCGCCGTCATACATCACGTCGGCAGTCTTATATTTCAGGCTCGTAAATCCGCCCTTCGCTTCGCCGGAATCGGTGTAGCGCTTCATGGAGATTTGCTCGCGCTCGTAAAAGGCGAAGTATTCATTAGAGGAAACAATCAAATCGGGCTTGTCATCACCTTCTGCCAGTTCCATCCACAGAGGAAGCATGAGGCTTTCCATCGTGGTAATACCGGGGGTGATGCTACCGCCGCCTTGAAGCGGGGAGGCCGCGGATTGAACAATATTCTTCCAGAAAGTCCAGGTGCTTGAATCAATACCGCCGACAGTTCCAGTTCCAGCATCAGCTACGAGAGCTTGAAGGCCGCCGATCTGGTTGGATAAGGTTCCGGCGGAATACACATCGGAGGAAAAGTTATTCTTGAAAGTTCGGATAGCGTTTTTCATCCTGGATTTCACCAAGTTGATAATCCGCGCATCGCCACCATTCGTACGCAGCTCCAATCCGGAAGCAACCACGTTAATCGCGATCTGCTTCCAGGAAAACTCTGCTGCCGAGATTACATCCGAGGCACCAATATTCAATGTATCATAGCCCGAATATCGCTGATAAGTGGAGTTCTCAGCATAGTCAAGCGGCTCCACAATCGACAAACCGCCGGATTCATACTTCGTATTCCCTTTGCTTTTCAGGCGAGCAAGCAGGGCATTGTTATTCGAAATGTTATCTTTGATCTCTTTCCGGTGCTTGCGAAAGGTTGTAGTTACGAGTTCGGTGAAGGTGGAATTTGGGGATGCCATGTGTTAATTCTCCTGAAGTTTTGGTTACGCCCTACTCTTTATATTGAGCAAGGTCTCATTGAGAGTGTCGTCCATGCTTCCAATAGGAGCCGTTCCGCTTCCCGCTTTAGCACTGGTTTTGACGTTTGCCGACGCCGCGGCAGTTAGTTTGACAAGCTTCCCTTCGTTTTCGCGCTTGACCTTAGCTTCCGTCTCCGCTGCCAAGCGGGCGGTTTCCAAGGCACGAGTTTGAGGGTTTCGCCAAACAGCCTGAGTATAGGCATCGGAAAGGTTTTTCGCGAGTCCGGCGCGAATCAATGCAGTCATATCATCAGCAACTGTATCGAAATGAATATTCGCCGGATCGGAAGCAAACGTGGCGATCTCTTGTCGAAGAGTCTCGCGGGTCGTTTGCACCCGTTCGTTTGTGATAGCGTTGAGGTTACTTTGAAGTTCCGCAACTGTTTTATTTAAAGACTCGATTTGTGGGTCGACGAAGATGTCAGGAGTGGCGGAAAGATGTGATGCATCGAGATTGTAGCCCTTCATAAGATTACGAAAGATCTCGATCCGCTGCTCTTGAGTGCCTTTCTCGAGGACGCTGTTGATTTTAAGAAGAGCATTGATTTGGTGGATAGGATCAATTCCGGCGGCTTGAAGTTCCGGTAGGTAAGGCGAAACAACTTCCTTGACAACCTTTCCAATCGCCGCTTCTTGCTTATAACCTTCAATCCCCTTAAACATATCCTCTTCACGCTTGAGGATTTCCGACTGAACAACAGGAGGAAGCTTGTCCCATTCTTTTACAGCATCGGGACGCCAAGTCTTGGGTGGAGCAAGAGCCTCAACGGATGGAGGAGTCTCGACACCCTCTTCTTCCTTTACTTCTGTCGTGGAAGTCTCTTCACCTGTGTCTGCTGGAGGAGTTGTATCACCCGCAGGAATGCCCGAATCTCCTGAGCTTTCAAGCTCATCCTTAGGTGCTTCAACATCCTCCACCGAATCTGTGATTCCCAGACCTTCAGCGATATCCAGTACTGCCTCATCCATTTCTTTCTCATCCATTGCTCGCTCCAATTCTTGAATAATTTATATCAACACCATGTTCCATCTCTTGACAAAGTTTAGCTTGCTTTTCCGCCGGCCAGGAGGCTACGGTTCGCGCCGCTGTCTCGGCGAAAGAATCCTCGAAAGCTTGATTCTCCCGTTCACGACGACGAATGTTTGCCTCATGTTCACCAGATTCCAGAACTCGACAATCATGTTTTTTAAGGTTCTCTCTATGCGCCCGCTTTCCTTCGATCCAGTTTCCTGTGATTGGACAAGTATAGCCTGGATAGTCCATCTGAATTCGTGGAGCAGGCATGAGCCGTTTCATTGCGCACAGGCAGAACGGGCAGAATTGTGATAAACCAAGATCTTTAAGTTTCACAAACCTCTCCTCAATCCGCCCACAGCTTCGACATTCATAATCATGCAGAGGCATCGGAAGCCTCCTCTGACTTAGCCTTTGAGATTTCGTTCATTTCTCGCTTTGCCTCAGCATCCGCCGCCATACTTGCAGTTTTGATTTGAAGTTGAAGGAGCTTAGCTTGATGCGACTGGATTGCGAGTTCCTCTTTCCGTTGGAGTTCACGGAGTTTTTGCTGAGCATCAAATTCACGAAGTTGAGCCTCTTGCCCCGCTATTCGTGCTTCGAGTTGAAGTTTAGTAGTATCCGCCTGCATTTTCTGCTGCATGGACTGGATTTCAAGTTTGAGTTTCTGAGCTTCAGCTTCACCTTTCGCTTTGTCAGTTTCCGCTTTCGGATCAACCGGTGGGGGAGGCGCTTGCATTTGTTCGAGGCTTTCCTCAACCTCCCGCCCGAAACGATAGCGGCGGACAACAGCCCCCATGATGGATTTCATCACTTCGAAGGGCAGGACACCACTTTGAGTCAGGGGAAGGGCGCCGTTAAGAAACTGAGCGATGGCGTTGAGGAACTCTCCCATGTCGGCGCGTTCTTGGGCGGAATCAGCTTCGACAGTGGAGTCGGTTTCAATGTCAATTTTAAAGTTTCGGAGAATGTCATCCTGACAAAGTTGAATGACCTCTTCCCAGGAAGGAAGTTGGAGTAGTGGGGGCGGAGGAGAAGGAGCCGGCGGTTGTCCAGTCATCATGGCTTGCTGTTGAGCAGCCTGAACTTGTGCTTGATATTGCTGTGCGAGCTGAGCCTTTTCCTCCTGTGTAGGGATGGGGAGGTTGACCATCTGATGAAGCAGGTCGGCGGGAAGGTGCTTGAACCCAATCTCCGCCACAATACGCAAGCAATCCCGAACATAAAGTTGCACACGCTTGCGCATGGTTTGAAGTCGAAGTCCGCCCCACTGTGCTTTAATCTCTTGTGCTCCGAGGGTTTCAGATGCTCGCGTACTTCCTCGCATGATGTCGGCAATGCCCGTTAACTCCTGGATAATAACCTTCACCTGCTCACGTTGCAAGTAAAGTTGTTGAAGCACCGCCACGAGCTTTTCAATCGGCATCAACCAAATTGATTTTTCAAGCGTCCGTCCATCTTGAAGTGCCGCAACATTTTCGGCGGGAAGGAGTGTGTTATCCTCCGCTTCGAGGACCTTTTTGATTCCATCAAGAGAGGCGTCATAGAAACCACGAACCTTTAAAGCGCGGACAATTCGATTGATCCGGACAGTGATTCGATTAAGTTCCTTCGCCTGCTCCTCATAATAAGAATATACGGGAATAGGAATCAAGGATGAAAACTTCCGTTTGAAGTAAAGCGGACGAGGGACAGGGAAAAATCCTGAGAGTTTGAGTGGATCAGGAATTTCCTTAATTACCGCATCCTTATAACTCGGAGCGATAAAGATAACCATTTTTGTCTCTTTATCCCAGATTTCACAAACATGCGCGAGACGTACATCGCCAAGATCTTCGGGAGAATTGGATTCTTCCATTCGATCAGAATCCTCCTTTTTCATCACATCTAGAGGGATTCGTGCTGCCCATTCAGTTCCAAAGTTCTGAATCAACTCTTCCTTGCTCATGAAGTGATCGAAAGCGAGCCATGGAATGTTTGACCAAGATTTCGCGTAACCATAACTAATACGATCCCACGGAACTTCTTCACCGCAGACGGATGCGGAAGTGACAACCTGTGTACCACCTTCGCCCTGGGTTATCAAAGCGTCCACTTTAAATCGAGTCAATCCACGGCCCGGAACGAGTGCTTCCTCCACCGAGGTTTCGATCAGGGCGTCGAAGTTCGAATAGTCCCTATCATTTGAATCCATGAAGAATTCAAGAAAGCGGGAGATGGATTCCGATGCGAGCTTACCAACTGGGTCTTTATCCTGGAAGCGGCGCTGAACTTCAGGCCGCGGAAGTTGATTATAGAGCGCGGATTGGAGAGTTTCGGTATTGGAATAGAGAATATTATAAGGATGCTGCTCCTTTTTCTCATTCTCATACAACTTTATAATCTCTTTCGCCTCTTTCCGATAGTCCTTTTCTCGTTTCTGGGCATCCTTAATTTCCTGAACCCAGTATTCCACACTCCGCCCTTCCTGCCGGGCCTCGACTTTCTTATCTTTTTCCTGGCTCAAAGTTCCATCTCCTGAAGTCGTTTTCGTTGTTTACGTTCGATCAGTTCCATTATTGTCATCTGATGCGGCATACGGGGAAGGTGAATCATCGGAATCCGCGAAGCTTGAGTCACATACGGACGGCTCATGGCGGCGTAGCGGGTTTCATCATAAGCGTGATCCTCGGATTCCGTGTCCACATCTTCGGGATCGGTTTCATCGTGCTGGAGGACCGGGAGGGTACGGATCGTGTCTTCACAGCAGTCGAGGAAGTAGATCAAAGGTTGCCCACCCTCACCGACGAGAAGTTGTCGGAGTTTTTCCGCACCCGCCTTGCGTTTGTTATCCGCCCGCCGCCAAGAGCATCCCATCACAGCCATAGTTTCGCCGATTGAAGGGCCTCCGTCGCGGATGAAGATCGCCGGATCAGCTACACCATAATTAATCCGCTCGCCTTTTTCCCGTTCAAGAACTCCCCGCGCAACAAGATCCGCCGTCATCTTCAAGCCCTTGTTCGGCCCACTTGCTCCATACCACTCACGATACTTTATGATTGCGTTTTTTGGCAAGCCCCATGTTCCGTCGCTTACAATATACCATCCGACGGAAAACGGTTTAGCAGATCCCCAGTCCATGGCCCGGAAGCGAGTCGCATGCAAGGGAAACCGCTCTGACCAAGAGTTTGTTTCCAGAATATGCTTAGTTTCATCCCATTCATCGAAAAAAGCGCCGTCAACGATATCCCAGTTTCCTTCCAACCACGCCCGTACGAGAGCCTCGGAACCTGACTGACGCAGACGAAGGATGTATGTTGGGTCGTTTTTCATCAAGAGTTGATTATCACCAATCTTGGAAGGGATGAAGACATACGACAAAGATACAGTCTGCGGGCCTTCTTCGGTGGTGAAAGTGCACTCTTCGCTTATAATTTTGAAGCCGCGCGGGTCCGGCGTGATGTACCTTTTTTTGACCCAGTTGTGACCGGGGCCGCCAGGGTTTCCGGTGAGTCGCATTCCGACTGGGACGCCGGCGGCGGAGCGGAGGGTGGCACGGAGCTTGTTGATTGGAGAGGGGGAGGGGAAGTTGGTGACTTCTTCAACGTAGACGCGGGTGTAGTTGTGGCCTTGATATTCTTCGGCGTCGGAGTCCCGCTCCAGATAGGCGAACTTAAGTCGCGCTCCGTTTGCCATAAGCCATTCCTTTTTCTGCTCATTATACTTTGCTCCTAATTTTGGGAAGAGTTGTTTGGTGCGAGCGATTACTTCAGCGAGCTGGATGAGCTTCCGGCGGAAGAAGATTCCGACAGCATGCTCACCGTAGGTGGAGGAGTGCTGAAGCCAGTCCCCGATACTGGATTCAGTTTTTCCGCCACCACGAGCTCCGCCGTAAAAGACTTCGAAGACTGGACACTCGAGGAGGGCGGTCTGAGGTCCAGGCTGCGGCGACCAGATTATTTTTTGAGCGGAGAATTCCATCAGCTTCGAACCGTCCCACGACAAAACTTCAGGTAATGGATATCAAATTCCCGAACAAGAACATCACCAGTAACTGCATTATCCGTACGATAAAGCTTACCGAGAAACGTACTTGAAGCATTCTTTCCTGTGCCGGAGATTGCTGGAAAGCGGAGTTTTTGGGCAAGATTCCCGGAAACCCAAGTATAATAGCCTGTGGAAATAGTAGTGATGGTGGTGAAGTTAGCAGGTTCTATTTCTCCATCATTGAACCACTTATAATCAAGATTGAAGGTTGGAAGCGTAGCCCCGGTCTGACGGAAGTGGATGTGGGGGATAATATCCGTTCCACCTAAGTATACGTTAGGGTTTAAAGCATATTCATGTGGAAGTTGGGTGATGAAGTTCGCAACCTCCGTGGCATCATTCTGCGGAAAAAGTAGCCCAAGGTTGGTGAAATCATAGTCCGGCTTGACAGTGGCGCCGAGTCGAAACTGGGAGGCAGGGATGCGGAGGTCATCCTCGACGCCGTAGCCTACCTGCGCTCCAGTCCGCATGTCGATGATGATGTTTCCTGGGGCGAGGTAATAAGGAACCTGTCCTACCACGTCAATGACGAGAGGGGTTCCATTTGATCCTCCGAAGTCAGAGAGGATGGGAGCTGTTGTAACTTGTCGAACAGCCATCCTCAACCTCCGGCGGGAAGAGGGACCGCTTCCACAACCTTTCCAGCCTCAAATCCGCCACTCTTATATCCGGCGGCCCATGCTTCAGCATTTTCAACCTTTCCCGGCATGGCGACGACGAAGTTGTTATTAACCTCGACTTTTCCGGAATCTCGTGCGCCATATCCAAGAGCTTTCGAAGTGACTTCAAGTGTCCGCAAGGCCATCGTGTCGCTGATCATGGAAGTGGGCTGCGAGAGCTTGTCCATCAACACATCCGCCGACAGATTCGCGAGTGTGTTAATTCGATCCTCAAGTGTCAGGCGAATCACGGGGTCAATCAACTCTTTTCTTCGTTCTTCCAGAAACACTTGAAACGCCCCGGAATTGATAACATACTGAATCCAGGTCGGAGATTTATCGAAAACCAATGCAAGCTCCCGCCGACTCATATCCGGGTTTGTCAGCACCATATCCGCCAGTGCCTGGTGGCTATAATCAAGTTTTTTAACATCGGGCATGGGAGTCCCTCCAAGAAAAAGAAATTCGCGTTCGTATACCCCCACCATACAAGCGCGGGGCTGGCGTGTCAAGCTCTTTCCGGCGGAAGTCAATAAGGAAATCCGCGCCTATTAAGAATCTTTAATCCACACACGTTACTTTTCCTTCTTATACTACTAATAAGGGTGATAATGGGACAAGTGACAGAGGGTCAAAAATCTGAAATGCGCGTGTGGCGGTAATACACCGTTAACACCCCGATTCACCGCCCCCCACCTGCCGCTTGACCACCCCCGGGGTTAGGTATGACGAACCCTGACAGGCCGACATAACATTCTTCACCCGACATGAACAAAGTTAGTGCGACCGAATATGGTTAGGTATGATGAAGATGTGGGTCATAATGACCCGCTCTATATAATAGGACGGAAAATGAAACATGCGCGGATTATTTTGTTGACATGTTTTCACAAGGTGTTATAGTTAAATCATACCCGAACCATTCCGGGACGGGACAAACCAAACCAGGAGGCACACCATGGAAACCGGAAACAAACGCGACATTACAACAACGGTAGAGGCTGGCGGTCGATGGATGAACATCAATTTCGCCAATGGGAAAATTATCGGGTTTGACAAGGCTACATTCCCACCGGAAATCATCGAAATGGCAATCATGCACGGCCTGAAACAAAAACTAGTTGATGCAGCCGCTATTAGTCGTGACCCGGAAACCGGACGGACGGCGGATATTGACGACAAATACGAGGCTGTGAAAACCGTATTCGATCGTTTGATGGCTGGTGAATGGAATAAACCCCGTGAGAGTGGCGAACCACGAGGCGGGTTGCTGTTTGCGGCCCTTGTCCGGTTATATCCGACCAAAACCCCGGAGAGTTTGCGGGAATGGTTGGCCGCGAAAACCAAAAAGGAACAGGCGCAATTGCGATCGAACCCCAAAATTGCCCGAATTATTGACGAAATCAGGGCGGAAAACACCTCGGATGTGGATACAGATGCGTTGTTGGAGGAGTTGAACGACTAAACATATCACATAATCCAGCTCTCGAACCCGGTCACGAAAAATGACCGGGTTTTTTGTTGTCCGATGAACCAAACCCGCCGGATGACGGCATGGAATGTGCCCATATCGTTCGCCAAACGCCCGCAAATCAATTTCCCATCCAACACGCATCCAACCATACCCGCACACCAAAAACCCCATCCTAGGCCATTTGACGCGTTCATTAGCCACCCCTAACATTATTAGGCCCAATCCCCCAGCTCCGCCCTCCCACCATCCCGAATTACAAGAATTATACAGTTCCTTCTCCTTCCTTCCCCGAATTTAGTGGCGCAAGTTTGCGACAAAACCAAACGTGCGCGGATTAAAAAATATTAATTGGCGCGGATTATCGACTTCACACACCCTAAGACCATCTCTTACCCGTAATTCGCGCGGATTTGTTCCATGTATTTCAACATTTTGTTTCATGGATTTCACGGTTTTTCATGGTTGTTGAAGTTGTTCCAATGTTCGCAAACCCCACCCATATCCCCGTCCCCATCCCCTTGTAAGTCCCTCCTTATATCTTCCTTTCCTTGTAATTAGGTATGACTATCCTTCCCTAATACTTTTAGGTATGCCTAAAAAAAAAAAAAAAACTTGAACCAGCAGAAGCTAACTTGACTGGCCAACCTATGTAGTCATACACCTACCCTTCAAGACACCCACTGCTTGGTATGTCTAGTCATGGGGATAGGGATATAAGGGGATGAGGGGAGAGGAAGATGGGTGTGTTTTGCGAATATTGGAACAAATGAAACAAATATGAAATACACGAAACAACCATAAACAAACTTTGGAAATACACGGAACAAACTTATGTTTTTCATCTTGTAAGCATGCCATTTGGGGGGTATGATACCGATAATTCGGAAGAAATGGATAACAAACGCATGTTTCCTTATTGACCTCCGCCGACGAGAACCCAAGTTCACGATTCATAAGTCCCGATTCGATGGCCGCCGGAACGCGATTCGACACCTTATTTCATAATCCGCGCAGATTAAAAATTATTAATTCGCGCAAATAACCCAAAAGGAGAATCCATCATGCCTTACTACCAAATCTTCGCAACTGCGAAACACAACGGAATGCCAAAACGAATAACCTTAAAGGACTTCCCAAGCTCTAGTGTCGCCATAGGGCATTTTATGGAGACTTATAAAACACTACAATTTACAGGGTTTGTTAAGCTTGCACAACATGCACAATCCGCACACGAAGAAAAACGAAAAACACCTGATAGAAGGAAAAATCCAACCAAATCCTTGGCCAGCATCCGCAACAAACACCACGGAAGGCTTTGCAGCCTTCGAAATAATCTCCAATCCTTCGCGGAGGTGGACGGAATCACACAAGAAGAAAGCCTTGTCCTTTGTCAGGCCGCCTGCAAGCTTTCGCGAATCATTGCGCTCTTCAAAACCCGAACCATGGAAATTGAATCAGGAGGAACACTCAAATGTTAGAGAAAAAATGGAAAGCCTTAAAGGAAATCTGGATGGAGGCCAACCGCCGTCCGGAGGGCTTACGGCTCGCACTGGAGGGGGAGAAGGAATCCCGCCGACTGAGGCAAGAGTTGTACGCCGCCGGAAGACGATCGCGGAGGAAACGAACCTACGACGAAGAGCTCTTAAAAGTCGTGAGTGAGATGAGCATTACCTTCACCCATCCTTTCGGAATTCATATTTACCATCAAAGCTTGCCGCCCGTCATCAAACAAGCCCAGGAAACGCTCACCGACTCACAGTCCCGGGATTCCTTCACCCGATTGCAAGAATTACTGGATGGCGTACGGGAAGACAAACCCGCAAAAATCAAGCCCACAATTGACAAGGGATTGACCTACAGAAATCCTTATCTTTTGAATGGAGATTGAGATGAAACTTCCACAAATCGGATATCCGACTTTCGACATTAACCTTACCTGCTCAAAGTGCGGAAACGGGTGCAGGATTGACCTGGAAGACCGCTTCGACACGCCGGAAAATACGCGAAACTTTGTTTCCAACTGTTGTGGGGAGAAAGTTCTTGGGAACGGCAGCCCGCTTGAAGCGGCGGAACTCCGGCACTATTACAAACTTCAGGAAAGCTACTATCAGGAGGATGGAGAATGAGAGAGCGACTTGAACCCGGAATCCGCCGGTGTGAGAAGTGCAAGAAAGAGGTTCTTGAATGGACCATTACGGAAGTCTTGAAGGATGGTGTGTTTTATTCCGTTTGTCGGACGTGTAAGGCGGAGATGGAAGGAGAAAAGAAATGAATCGAGAAAAGATCATCAACTTTCTTTCACTTTATGGCATGACACCAGTCTCCGCCGACGATCTCCTCTCCACCATCGAGGAAGGAACCTGTCCATACTTCACCATCAATCACGGAAAAGGGGAGCTGAACTCCCAATCCAAGTACACCGAGGAACAAATCCGGCACGCATGTCAGCTTCTCCAGGAACGCCCTCACCTCTCTTGCGCGGCGATTGCCCGCCTTGCGAAAGTGACGCCGACAACTGTAGAAAGGCTTTTTCAGGGGCGGCACTGGCGCCACATCACCGCCGGATTCGATTTCAGCAAAAAGCGTGAGCTTGTCAACCTACGAAAAACACGAAAAAACAAAAGTCAAGAGGAGAAATAGAAAATGGCGAAATGGTGGACGGAAAATAATAATTCGAAAGTTTCACGCGGAAACAAGAAAAAACTATTGCAAGACCCATCCATTCCGGATACGGTTAATCATCAAACGGACACGACACCCGACGGCGGGTCAGGCTTGTCAAGTCCAACAATCCCGCAAGAAAACAAACTGGAGCAAACAATGAGTGAGAATCAAGTACAAATGGAAGATGGAAGCGTAGAAATTTTCGGCGGAAAGAAAAAGATGGTGAAGAATACCACCATCCAAGAAAACGGTGACATTACCACCAAACTTTCTTTCGCGAACGGACGTATTATCACCTTCACCATGCCCGAAGCGATGAAAGACAGGTTCGCAGCCCACGGCGCGGATCAGAAGTTTGGTGATGTTATTGCCGGTGTAGCGGATGTTGAAGATTGCGTTCTCGCGGTTGAAGAGCTTGCCGAACGTCTTGCCAATGGTGAATGGAGCCAGAAACGCGAAGGCGGCGGAATGGGCGGAACGAGTGTCCTTCTGCGCGCCCTTGTCGAGCATACCGGAAAGGATGTCGAAGCTATCAAGGCATACCTGAAAGGCAAGACTCAGGCGGAGAAGGTCGCCCTCCGCCAGAATCCGCGAATCAAGCCCATCGTCGATCGCCTGGAAGCTGAGAAGGCATCCAAATCCACCGGTGTGGATACTGATGCGCTGCTGGATGAGCTTGCATAAAGTAACCTGTAGTTAAAATTCCCTGGGCCACCTCCTCCTAGGGCTTACTCCTCCAGCCTGGGTGCCTCCGGGTTGGGGGAGTTTTTGCTTGTGGAGGAAGGTGGTTCACATTCTTGGAGGGTATTATGTTATCAAGAAAAGAACTGATAGGAGTTAGAGCACTTATAGAAAATGCAATACAAGGAAAACATGGAATTATCTATACACTATCAAAAGATAGACAGAAAGATTTCTATAGAGAAATCACACAAACCTTAGAAAAACTTCATATTCACTTTAAAGCAAAAAATTATAAGATTGAACTTGAGAATAAAGGTTTGATTCAAATACACAAAACGTGCGCGGATTAAGATCGTTTAATCCGCGTATTTTATTTTTCAAAACTTGCGTGCATAATCCGCGCGGATATGGTACGGTTATTTATAAATAAAAATCAACCCAACAAACCCTTTTCAACCCATCCATCAGGAGGCACCCTATGGAACCCACACAAGCAGAACTCGACAGCCTGGAACTCGAACTTGACGAACTCCTTAGCGAATCGCAAGTCATCGCTGAAAAACGAAAGGAACTTAAACGCCTGAGTGCTCGTCATTCCACCGACCTAACGCCACTGGAATATATCCCCCTCGATTCATGGAAGCCGCAATTCACTTGCGCCATGTTCATCCAGCAAACCTGTCAGCAATGCGGCGCTGTGCATCATTCTTTCTCCCACTTCGCCGAATGGCAGACCTTCACCGGAAAGATCGCCGGGAACCCGAACCGCTGGTGCAAGGTTGACCCGACGCCAGAAGTTATGGCAGCCATATCCTCAAACCTTCCTCGTCTAATTCCTCAGACAATCCCAATCTGTTCAAGTTGCTTCCCAGCGCATCTTGCTATACCTTTTTCGAGTGAGAGATAATATGCGAACAAGAAACGAAAGGAAAAACGATCCACGAACACATCTTCGAACTACTCATCATCCTGCAAGAGGAGTGTGTGGATACACTCACAAAGGCGCCGGATGGGGACTGACTGTCGAAAGTTTGACTAACGTAACTTGCTGTCGATGTAGGCAGTGTTCATTGAAAAAACTTGGAGGAGATAAGTAATGCCCAGACCAAAGAAAGCAACACCTTCCATCCGGAAGAATATCTGCCTTCCCGAACCGCTCGTCAACCGAATCGACTTGCTCCTATATTCCGAGCTGGAAGATCGCGTCCCCTTCGCCGCCTGGCAAGGGTTCTTGATCGAGGCGATGGAGGAGAAACTGAAACGAATAGAGGAAAAGAAATGAAAGATAAATTTATTAATATGGATTTCTCTGAAATAGAGAAGCGTGTGTTATCCATGCAAGCTTTAATAAACATCGACCCTTACAAACATAAAGCTGGTACTATGTTTAATGTTCCTTATAATGAAGTTACGCCAGCACAAAGACTGATTGCAAAGCAGGAAGTTTATCGACAGTGTTATACCCCTCAAGATGGGCCTAGTTATGAAGATGGGCCTTGGGCAAAAGGTTGGTTGCAGAGATCAACACCGAAGAAAGAGTTACTTCTCCCTCACCCTGAACATAATGGAGCAATCAAATGAGCAAGAATTATAGTAGTTTAGCATCTATACCTTTTATTATTTCCTCTTACTTTCGGCCTACCTTTAAACTTTTCCAAGGTAATTTTAGACCAATCCCTCAAGCTTTAAACCAACGAAAACTTCGTAAAGCTCAACGACAAGGGAGGATTAAGTGAACCTCAACGACGAACAAGCCGCCGCCTGCCAGGC